TACATTGAGGATGTTTTCCAAACTTGGCTTTATAGTGGCAATAGTTCCACACAGACTATTACCAACGGCATAGATTTGTCAACTAAAGGCGGTATGGTTTGGACAAAATCCAGAAATGCAACTTACGACAATACAGTTTATGACACCGCTCGTGGTACTGGCAATAATAAAGCCTTATACACAAACACGACAAATGCACAAGGTGCTTTCACAGGTTACCAAGACTTAACCGCTTACAACACAGATGGATACTCTATTGGGTCGCCAATCCTACTGAATGAAACTGGAAAAAACTACGTCTCATGGACATTCCGCAAGCAGCCAAAGTTCTTTGATGTTGTGACTTATACAGGGGACGGAACTTCTAATCGTGCTGTAGCGCACAACCTTGGGTCTGTTCCAGGTTTTATGATAGTAAAGGTTACTAGTGAATCAAACAACTGGACTTGTTGGCATCGAAGTATTACTGGAAAAATACTTGAGCTAAACACTACAGCGGCACAAGCAAATGATTCTGGCGGCGGTTATTTTTATTCATCCCCAGACGCAACAAACATTTATTTAGGAAGTGATTGGCAAGTAAATAAAACAGACGCAACCTACGTTGCCTACCTATTCGCCCACAACGCAGGAGGCTTTGGCCTAACTGGTACAGACAATGTGATTAGCTGTGGGTCTGCATCTGCGACTGGAGTTACAGCGGTCAGCCTTGGTTATGAACCGCAGTTCTGTATGTTGAAGAAGTCAAGCGGCATTGGTGGGTGGTTTATGACCGATACCATGCGTGGTTGGAATATGCAAGGCGATGTTGATGTCCGAGCAAACGTGGCTGATGCTGAAACAGATAGAACAGGCTCTGGATGGTTCCCTTCAGCTACTGGTTTTACTTTTGATTCTGCACAACTTAATGGAAGCGGTGACTACATCTACATAGCCATCCGCCGTGGCCCGATGAAAGTGCCTACAAGTGGGACTAGTGTGTTTAGTCCTCTTACTCGTACTGGAACTGGTGCTAATGCAACTATTTCTGGAATTCCATTTGCCCCTGATGCTATTATTTCAACATCTCGTGGTGTTGGCGCAAAAGGATGGATGGATAAGTTGCGTGGTGTCTCTACTTATTTAAGGTCAAATCTTACTGATGCTCAAGGGACTAACGCAAACATAGTTTTGTCATACACAAATACTGGTGTAAATGTTGGCCCTGATACAACTGTAGGCTTGATTAACTATCCAGCCTTTAACTTTATAAGTTATTTTCTGCAACGTGCGCCTAGTTTCTTTGATGAGGTTTGCTATACAGGAACTGGAGTTACAAACAGGACTGTTACGCATAACTTGACTGTTGCGCCGCAACTTTTATTTGTTAAATCTAGAAGCAACACACAAGCTTGGAGCGCTCTTTGCACATTAAATAGCGGTTTACAAGGGCGTTTAAACGCAACCGATGCGTTGAGCGCACCATCTGCCGCTGTTTTTGGAAATGGAACATCTTATGTTGCACCAACAGCATCTGTATTTACTGTTGGAACTGACAACGAAACAAACGCATCTACTTGGACTTATGTTGCATACCTATTTGCTACTTGCGCTGGTGTTTCCAAAGTAGGCTCATACACAGGCACAGGCACAACGCTTCAAATTGACTGTGGATTTACAGGTGGTGCTAGGTTTGTAATGATTAAACGTTCAAATTCAACTGGTGATTGGTACTTCTGGGATTCAGCCCGTGGCATTATTGCTGGCAATGACCCTTACTTGCTTATGAACAGCAATGCTACTGAAGTAACTAACACCGACTATGTTGACACATACAGCGCAGGGTTTGAGATTAGTTCAACTGCGCCAGCCGCTATCAATGCCTCTGGTGGCACATTCATATTCTTGGCAATCGCATAAGGAAAAATCATGCAAATACGAATTCGCGCAACAGGTCAAGTGCTTCTTCAGCACGAATGGGAAAAGTGGGTTGCTCAAACTTACGCCAAGTCATTAAGTGGCATCAGTGAAGAAGCGGTCAATCGCTTTGAATCAGACATTGTGTTTGAAGGCCCACAAGCTACAGGCGGTACTGTCTACCAATACTCACAGCAAGATGGCGTAGAGCAGATTGATGGCAAGTGGTACACAAAGTACATCCTTGGCCCAGTGTTTACAGGCGATACAGCGGCGGCAGACGAAGCCGCATACAAGGCCATGAAAGACGCAGAACAAGCCGCAAATGTACGCAGACAGCGTACTGAAATGCTTAAAGATTGCGACTGGGTGGTGACTAAAGCTATAGACCAAAATGCTCAGGACAGCCTTGGCATTCAGATTCCTGTGGTCTGGGTTACATACCGCCAAGCCTTGCGCGACATCACTGCGCAGTCTGGTTTCCCTTGGACAATCACTTGGCCTACACAGCCGTAAAGGATTAACATGAACGACACTATTGAACAACCAACGGCAGAGCAAATTGCACAGCATTACAAGGCGGCAATGGACTCAGTTAACTTGATCAATGCAGGACGTCCTGAAGGCGTGGAAGATCAAGAATGGGCTGACTGCTTTGCTCGTAACAAAGAGCATCTTCGTATCATGGTTGCCAAGACTTTTTGGACTAACCAAGATCTGACACCTCTACGTAACGCTTCTGTATAAGGTTAAACATGAAACTGCAACTACCAATTGAAACAGCAAACCAACTTCTCGGTTACTTGGGTACACGCCCTTACCAAGAAGTCTTCCAACTGATCCAAGCAATTCAGGACGCCGCAAAGCCTCCAGAGCCGAAGGTTGAAGATGGAAACAGTGGAGACTAAGCTTGCCGTGCATGAAGCCATCTGCTCGGAGCGCTACAACAGCATAGATCGCTCTTTGCGTGATGGGGACAAGCGCATGACAAAGATCGAGTACCTCTTGTATGGGGTGATCGTGTGCGTGTTGTTTGGGCCGGGCGTTGCAGGCGAACTCGTCAAAAAGATCTTAGGTCTGTAGCCATGAGGGATTTGGTCGAAGCGTTTATCGTTGCGGCCTTTTTGGTTATTTTTATTGTCTGGGGTACGTTCACCCTCATTTGGATTTGGGGATGAAATGGTTGTTGGTAATCTTTATGCTAATGCCAGAATCCTCCAGTCAAAAAAAGAAAGATGAATATCGTTGTGTGAGGTGGGCTTGGACAGGAGATGTCTACAACCGCAAAGTAGTATGCCTTGAGTGGCAAAAGGTTGAACGGAAATGATTGATCCGATCACAGCTCTTGAAGGGCTACAAGCCGCCATAGGGCTCGTTAAGAAGGCTAGTAAGGTCGCAAACGATTTAGCAGGCTTAGCCCCCATGGTTTCCAAGTTCTTCGATGCGAAGAGCGTTGCTACTAGGGCGATGGTTGAAGCCAAGCGTTCTGGCAACAAATCAAACCTTGGTGCGGCTCTTCAAATCGAGGTTGCTCTTGATGAGGCTAAACGCTTTGAAGCCGAATTACAGATGCTTTTCATGCAGACGGGCCGTATAGACGTGTGGCAGAAGATCAAAGAGCGCCAGCAACAGATGGACATTGAGGATGCTCACCTAGCTCGTCAAGCCAAAGCTGATGAGAAGAAGCGCAAGGAAGCTGAAGAAGAGCAGTTAGCGTGGGCGATTGGTATTGTGGTGATTGTTATGCTTTTGGGTGCAGTTGGTTGGGGTATTGCTGAAATATCTGAGCTGTGCGCTAGATCAAGGTGTGGTCGGTGAATGAGTATCAAAAACAAGCTGACCTCTTCTTCAAGGTGTTCGTGCGTCTGTGTGTGGCGTGGTGGGTGCTTGGATTGCTCCGCTTCCTGCCAGACAATGTTGCTAAAAAATTACTAGGGATGTTTGGACTATGAGTGACGAAAAGCCAGCAGATGTATTAAGTAAAGTTCTGTCCTATGTGGATAGCCCATTCAAGCTGTTTGCGCTGTTGCTGATGGCTGTGTTTGCGTTCTCTGGGTACTTTGTCTGGCAGAATCAATCGTTCTTGTTTGAAGCTTACAAAGAGAACAAGAAGCTTCCAATGATCGCAGAGGATAGGGCTGAGGACGTGGTGGCTCACTTGTTTAAGAACACTGATGCAACCGTGATCGCCATCTTCAAAGTCAATCCGCTGTTTGGGACAAGGGTTCTGTTCCGCGCCTACACCCGAGAAGGTCGAGACAAAACGCATGATGGGTTGGATGTGGGGCTGTTTACGCAGAGTTCTGGCAATAATCGTGATGTGATTGCTCTGATGGCAAACGAGATACCTTGTAGCGAATACGCTATAGCTCAGAGCGAGATCGGGCTTTGGTACATCGAAAAGGGCGTGACCTTTGGGTGCCGTGTCAGTGTCCCACCAGAGCAGGGCAGGTTTGTTGGACAGATCACCGTTGGTTGGGACAAAGAACCCAAAGACTTAACCAAAGCAATCAGTATGTTGCAGATTGCAAGCAATATGCTTTCAAGGAGTAAACAGTAATGGCTCAGTTTGAACCAGCTTTTGAGCAAATGATTAGAGACGAGGGTGGCTACGTCCTCCATGAAGTCGCTGGCGACACAGGCGGTATGACCTACGCTGGCATCGCTCGTAACAAGAACCCACAGTGGAACGGTTGGGCGCTTGTGGACAAGAAGGAGTTTGGTGGGTCTTTGACGCCTATGGTGCGAGAGTTCTATCGTGTGGAGTTCTGGGACAAGATGCGTGGCAACGAGATCTCAAACCAAGAGGTCGCCAACTCTATCTTTAACTTTGGGGTAAATGCTGGCATGGGTATGGCTGTAAAGCTTGCCCAATTGGTCGTTGGGGCTACGCCTGACGGTGGAATAGGCGCCAAAACCATCGAAAAGCTCAACCAAGTCACGGATGGACAGCGGTTCAAGGAGTCTTATGCCTTAGCTAAGATTGCCCGTTACGTTGAAATTTGCAACAAAAACCCTGTGCAGGTTAAATTCCTCAAGGGTTGGATTAACCGCACATTGAAAGGTTTAGCATGAGCTTGCTTGCCGTTGGATCAATCATTGAAGCCGTGGGTAAAGTTGCAGGCGACCTGATCACCACTGACAAAGAAAAGATGGAGATGGAGATTGAGCAACGAAAGCTCGATCTGGAAGAGAGGCGCATCGACCAAGCTACAGACCTAGCCCAAATTGAGGTCAACAAGATCGAAGCGGCGTCTTCTAGCGTGTTTGTCAGTGGTTGGAGACCTGCCATTGGTTGGATCGGTGTAGCGGCTATGGGTTACCAGTTCCTGCTCTATCCGCTGTTTCAGTGGTGCTGGAAGTACTTGCAGGCTATGGGTTGGGTTCCAGTGGGCATGGATCCTCCCCCAGTGCTCGAAGCTGACCAGCTTTGGGTTATCTTGTCAGGAATCTTGGGAATCGCTGGTATGCGTTCTTTTGAGAAGACTAAGGGTGTGGCAAGCAAGTAACCTTGTCACAAGTTAAAAGGCATACTAAAATGTCTCAACGAATCTACGAGGTGAACGCATGGCGACTGCAAGTGTTATGACCTATGACAGCTTGGTCGAAAACATCCAGTCTTATCTGGAGCGTACTGACACCGCTACGCTGGACAAGATCCCCCTGTTTATCATGCTTGCTGAGCAGGTTATAGCCTCTCAGATCAAGTTTTTGGG